CAGTAATTGAACTTGATGTATTAGAGTAGATGCGACCTGTAACACCACTTGGATAACCGACACCTGTTATTGTTGGGAAATAAATTGATAAACCAGATAACGGGGTTGATGTTGGCCAGGTATTAGGGGCAAAATTGAGCACAACGGGTGAACCTGTACCATTGAGCGTACTCACACCAGTAATAGCGCTTGAACCGGTATTGTATGTCAAATTATACGATCCAGGAATTGGTACACCATTAGAAGCATAATTTTGGTATGTATCGACAACACGAGTACCCATGATACGGTTTCTAATAGAAAGAACCGGTTTAGCGTAATTTGAATTTATTACAGATGGAGCTGATGTACTATAACTATAGGTAAAGCCACGCTGAGGGTCTCTACCGCCTTCGATAATTACCGATACACCGTAGTGATTGAATACCTGTAAAGCATTAGAAGAGTAATTACGTTGTTCATAGCGAACGGGGAGGTTACCAGTTCTTGCCCACGGTACAGCTATAGTATTACCTGTTCCATATTCATGGAGAACAAACGCTTCACCGTTAATAAGAATGCCCCAACGTAAGCAACCAGCTCCATACCAGGCATATTCTAACCATAACATCTGCACCTGACTCCAATTAAGACTATTCTTAACACCAAAAGGATCTGACCATTGTGAGAAATCAATTCTTGTATCGGTAGGTAATCCATTGACATCGCTTCTTACGACAACATACATACCGCTTAAATTACCAGTAGCGGTATTTGGTGCACCTTGCTCGAAGAAAATACCATTGGAATCATCAAAGAAACCAACACGTTGAACTTGACCAGCATTCGGGCCACCAAAATTAACATTGGTAGCCATGTACATGGTCTTACCAGGCTGGTAGCGATGATAAGGACGGGACTGACGAACAGTTACATCGCCAGGGTTAGAGATAGTCATCTGCACGCCACCTAATTGTGGAATTTGTTTAATTGTACCGCTTCCAGAAGTTACATTCTCCCAGCGAAGAGGCTGAGCACCATATTCAAAGTCAGCTTCATAGACGTTCTGATGAACGGAAACCTTTAAACGATTAACAACATCCTTTGTCTGCTTGCTAAGGGACATATTTACAGACCCATCAGCTTTAACATTTGTTAAATATGTCGCTTGAGCGTAGAGAGGTACCCCTTGATCATTCTGAATATTAACAAATGAATTCGACCACCCTTGAATTGGTGTCGAAGGAGGTGCTTGAAAGTTAGGAGAAGCTGATAATACGGTCGACATAAATTTTAATTATTTATACGAACCGGTGTATTTTTGCAATAACGACTAGTACTTTTTAGTTAACTTACCCTTGACTTTTATAAATCCATCAACCTTACTTGTTGTTTTTGGGTAGTTCTCTTTATACTTTTTGAAATCTGTTGGACGTTGTTTTGGACCTTTACCTGCCATATTAGTGTTTGGTTATAATTGCTTCTACTTTATTTACCCTCCAACGGCACTTATTTCCACGGAGATTATTTTTAATTAGTCGACCTTCGGTGGTGAGCTCTCGAAGAAGCCAACCTGCGCGAGAGGCATCAACTTTAAGTTTATCGCAAATATCAGCGATAGAGAACTTACCCTCCATGCAAAGAATCTGCTTACGAGCTTCTTCTTTTTTATCAGCTTTCGTATTCCTACCTGAACCTTCAGTAGCCTTTACAGGTGTAAAATCATAGCCACGGCTTGTAAACGCACAAGTATAATCAATACCAGGACCGAAGCGATTCTTAACAAAATGAATTCTACGATGACTAGGCTCATCTTCAGCGATTTCAACAAAGACATTAACATCAACAGCGTACGTCAAAAGGTTTGTACCCTTAATAACGCCACCTTTCGTAAGATGACAGATAATAAGAACAACACACTCTGTCTCTTTGGCACGGTTAATAAGAGTCTCAATAAACTCCTTCTCTTCCATATTACCCTTATCTACAGCATGAAACGAATCAATGACAATGACATCAACATCGTTCATAAAACCGATAATCTTCTTAGCACTGGATTCGTTGCAAATTCCAACATCCTCAATACCGAGACGCTTACACGCAAAAGCAACTTGATGAATAGACTCCTCTGCCGATACGAATCCAACCCTATGACCGTTCTTAGTCATTCCATTGAGTATCTGAAGAACCATTGTCGATTTACCGACACCAGCTTTCGAAGAAATCGTAGTAATCGACCCAGGAAGAATTCCTCCTCCGAACATATCGTCAACCTCTGGAATTCCAGATTTAACACGGCGATTGTAAATATCAGGGATCTGAACATCTTTAACTGCTGTAAACGAGGTACTCTGTAGGTTAATTTTCATACTATTAGTATATTGGAATTTAAAAGGAACTACAATAATATTATTTGAGTTTTTTGAATTTTACTTCAGCTTCAGCAAGAGTACGGTGCGTCCATCCAGCAGTACCCCATTGTGAAGTAGAAGGGTAGGCTTCGCCCGGTGGAATCTTTTGTCCTCCGAGTTCGTAGCCATTGTGACGATTAATTTTAACAACCTCGAACGTCTTCCCTGTTTGACCCTTTTTCGTCTGTTCGTAGATTGCTTTATCACCTACACGCTTAATTTGCTTGTAGGTAAATCCTTTCTTATCGAATTGTTTAGGTAGTATCTTCATGATTCTTTTATAATAGAGACTTTATAGGGAACTACAAGCTTATTTCCCATTTATTTCTAAGGCACGTTTAAGAAAATCGCTTCCAAGGGCTATTGTAACACCTGTTGCACCGAGCTCTTTCCGAACATCAGCAACACTCTTTCCTTGCTTGAGAAGAGTGAGAGCATCTCGACAAATATAATGCTTAAGAAACTCTTCCTTCGATCCAACCTTCTTAGCCTTTTCTTCCAAATATTCACTATTTGTAGGGCGTTCCTTACCTGTGACAATACAAGTAAGAACATTCGGGTCCTTGGCAATCGCTTTCTTAAAGCGTTTATTAATCTCTTCTGCGTTTAACATTCTTTTATAGTAAAAAATAGTTTAGGAATATGCAATATAAAAAGTTGCAAAAAAAGGACCGGCTCCTAAATCATAGCAGCCGGTCCCTCTCATTGTTAGTTAAGATTAAGCAACGGTAATTGCGTTAGTCTTGATAGCACGGGTAATGTCGCGAGCGTCAACGCGCTGGATAGAGCGCTTGAACTGATTGGTGCGGTTAAGCACCTTCGCACGCTTAACGGTAAAGCTACCGTCGCGGTTACGTTCCATTGTTACAAAGAATGTCTTCGGACGAAGATTCTTATTTGTGTAGTCGATCATTTTTTATTTCACCTCCTTTTTGTTTTCTCAATATTGGATACTAATTTTTAGTAATCCACTATTAAATTTTAAAATTTTCTGGAAGAGCGATCTCCTCAGGTTGCGGGAGAAGAAAACTATCCGTCTTTGCTTTTCTACTAGTGCTCTTACGCTTGTAGCCAATAAGATAGTGCTTTCCGTTTTGTTCACTCTTAATAACAGGTACCAATCTTCCCTGTTTAACGAGTTTTTCAATATTACTTGGTGTCATCTTTCCCATATGATTCCTTAATGGTATATTGTTTGAAAATATAAATCAAGCAGTTTTTGGATATACATCCGAATTTTCTGCAATCTTTACACCTTCGTAAGGAGCAACAACACGACGATAGAATTCAATCTTACAACACTCTAAAGCTCCTACAATTTCATTGAGCGTATTATAGCAAAGCTTATGATCATCAATGTATTGTTGACAAACTTTGGTGATAAAATAATTCAGTTCACCAGGGTTTTCAAGATTTGGAAGAGCAGTAAGTGCTTTATTAAACCTTGTTCGATCTTGTTTCTTAATGTAAGGCATAAAAACGATACTAGTTTAAACTTTTTTTAAAATCAAGCTTGAAATTCCTTTTTAGCATACATAATATACATCCAATGAAACATGCCAAGGTAAAGAAACTTCCAAAGCAAACTAAAAAACTATCTTCAAAAAGAATTGAGGTGGTTGATGAAAGTATTGTAAAGAGTAAGATTATGACCTGTATTGTTACAGGTCTTGAACGACGTGTCTCAAAGGCAGGTATTGCCAAGGGTAATAAAAAGTTTGGAGGACCTGTTCCTTTCGCTGATCACTATATTAGTAATGAGGCGAAAAGACTTCTTAGACAAAGAATTTCACCAGAAGAAGTACAAAAACAACTTCGCCCAGCTAATAAAAAACCGTTCTCTATTGATCATCAAGTCTTAGCTCGCTTAAAACTTCTCAAGAAGCCTAAAAATTCAAAAAGAGTTACTGAGGAGGAAGCAAGAGAGATTGCTGTAAAATGGGTACCGAAAGAGGCACGTTTTTACTCGAATATAAAGGAATATGTTATGGATAACACAAAAAACGGCTCCTGCATTGCTCCTCAACTTTATTTGGATTCTGATAGGGTATGCGATCACTGTAAGTACACTGAGCATTGTCTGTCAACAGTTAAGACTTTTTCTAAGAGATATAAAGC